TTTGTTGTCTACCGTAAGCATTACGGTATTTGTGCCGCTATGCAACCTGACTATAAATAATAAATGCAACACTTCTATAAAATTTAAATCTACTAATTCGGATTCTGTAAGAGATGTTTTATTTAATAATATATCGTGTACTATACTTACAAGCACCTTGGGGTTAGTTTCGGCTTCTATTAATGCTTTTAAAACGATTTTAAAATCAGATACTAAAAGTTCTTTTATTTCGACGCTTTTATCAAGAAAATTTATAGTGGTAATAAATTCAACACTCACTATAGTATTTTATAATATATTGTAAAAGGATCAAGCCTTGTTTACAAATAAGCTATCTAGTTGGCGGTGCCGTGAACGGAGATTGGTTAGCTTGAGACATACCTACTCTTCTTAAGTATTCCTCATTGAGACGTGGCGCATTGTTCTGAGTAGATTGATTGGTTCTTTGAGGTGGCGATGTCGGTCTTTGCGGCTGAGGTGGAGAGAGAAGAGGAGAAGGGCCTAGCGGGGTTGCAGGTAGTCTTGGTGTTATGAATTCTCTTTTGAGATATGCTTCGCTAAATTCAGGAGATTGTTTAGCATTATTGTTGATTTTTTGAGCATCTATTTTTGCTTTTAGTATTTCTCCTTGTGTTTTAGGTGGCTGAATACCGTAGCGTTTTGTGAGTGTTTCAGTTGTGCTTTTGCTGAAGTTATCGATAGAGGGGGTACCTTTAAAGACGGAATCTATTATTTGTTGATCTTTTTTCAAAGTGCGGTGTTCTTTGTCTTTTGCGAGAATTTTATTATCTGTAACACTGTCGAGGGTATAATAATGATATATAAACGTAACATCTCTCGGCATAAAAGACGTAGCCATCGAATAGTTCCATTCTTCGGAACCTACGCTAACCGGACATGCCCCGTAGAAAGTGTATTTTTGAAGCACTGTAGGTGGTTCATCTCTACTTGTTACTCCTAGTTTGTACACACTAAAATTGCATCTATAATTATCATCCCCTTTTCTTGCAAGCATACCTAGATGACTCGTAGCTATCACCCATGCTCGAATAGTGTTATCTACAAAGCTTATATTAGTATCTAAGAACGACATTTGTAAAGCATTGTATGCGTCTCGCCCAGCACCAATATAAGAGCGCAAAAAACCGTTTATCTGTGTACCTTCAACATTAACCGTGGTGCTTTCTCCTGGTATCTGTATTGCTTGAATGAGCATGCACGATTTTCTGAGCTGAAATCTTTCATCGAGCATTATGTCGATACTTTCATCGATATTCCACCTTTGCGGTTCAAGCATTACACCTTTCTTAATAGCCTTTACAGGCAAAAGGGTGTTGCCTGGTTGATCATAAATACCTTCAAAGCTTAAAACCCACTGAGCGCCTTTAGGTAGAGCACCAGCGGGGGAAGAAATTATTTCTTGTAAAAAATATTCAACTCTACCACTGAATGGGGTATTAAAATTAGTCGCCATATAGTATTACTTATACAGCGAACTACTTGTTTACTTAAACAGTTTTACTACCACCGAAGTTGAAGAAATCTGCCCCGGGTTTAACACCGATAGGGGTTCTCCAATATTGATACGCCACTGTAGCTGTAATTTTTACTATATTACCGCTGTCTCCAATATCATATGTTGCTTCACCTACATTTGTTACATAGGCCCCGATCAATACATACTGACGAACAGTTGTGAAGTTTTTATCAATGAGATTCATTTCAACTGTCTGGCTACCTGGCGGGGTCCAGTAAGAACCTGTAGATGTCGAATCATCAAACGTATTAAAGGTAGCATCTTCAAGCATGGCTCTTAAGTTGTATGACGTATCACAACGAAAAGTAACTTGCCAACTATCTGAACCGGGGTAGCTAGCAGTGCCAGGTATGTTGAATTGTAAGCCCATAAACGGTACTGGTATATTGGTTATCGCACGGCCTGGTAGAGAGGCGGACTCGACATAAACAAGATTTTCAGGGCCAAAAGCAGCACTACCAAACTTTTGAAGCCGAAATTGAAATTGTCTTGCGAAATCAACGTTTTGAGCTCGTAGATAGAAATCTGTAATTCTTTGATTAGTTGCCATACTTTTATTTATTCGGTTAAATGAGTTCTTGGAAGTTTTGGTTAGTGCGTGTAGCTATAAAGTTTATTAAAATAAACTCTGCAGTACGTACGGGTTTAATGTAAATGTCAATAATTAATTCATTATTGTCTACAGTTGTTGGTGTATTGTTTCTGTCGTCGCAAACGATTAGATAATCGTAAAGACCTTCAGTGTTTTTTGCTAAATCAAAAATAGGCGAAATAGTGTTTACAAGTCTACTTCTAGTTGTAGTAGTGTTAGGCTCGAACACGAAGTATTTTGCGACTCTTAAAACTGATTTTTCAAGCGCAAGAAACAACCTTCTAACGTTAATACGATCGAAAGCAGAAGGTTTAGTCTGTAATGTTTTTTGTCCAAAGACAGCATAACCATCCCCTGTAAAGAAACACACAGGGTTTATACCTATAGTGTACAGAAAATCTCTTTGCTTTTGATTAGGGTTAAATGCAATATCATTAACATTGTTGATTATTCCTCTATTTAAACCTGCTGGAGCTATCCACGGGTATGCGACCGTATCTGTGCGCGCGTAAATAGCCGCAGCATAACCAGAGAAAGGTATCCAAACGAATTTATCTGTAAATGCGTCAGAAACTCTAACCCAGTTACCGTAAGTAGCACAATAGTTACTATTAATAGAAGTATATGTGTGTTTTAACGGGTTATAAATATTAGTGTTAAAGCTGTTATTTTTTTTGCTTAAAATTTTTGTGTTATAACCGTTTACGAAAATTTGACGTAAAGGGTCTGAAATAAACACACAGTCTTTGCGGGTGCTGCTTACAAAATTATTAAAAATATTAAACACAGTGCGCCATCTTGTATCTATGTCCGTATTAATAGTTACTAATGATTTTATAGCTGTATCTTCGTAAACATCAGTTATTGGGTCTACGTTTGTATGTATTGTGCTTAATCCACCATCAACTACAACATCTAGATTAACGTTTTCTGTGCTTTCTAAGAGACGCAAGACCCTGCTTATTTTAGAAGGTATATCTCCTAATTTCTTATCATTAACGGAATTAAAGCTTGGCTTATAAACCCCGTTAGGGAAAAGAGCGCGACAGCTATCTGCTACTCTTACCGACTTACTCGGGTTAGAAGAGGTCGAAGCAACATCAGACCACTGCACATCTGTGGAAATTGCTGGGTTTACAAGTACAGTTACGTTTGGAGATTTACTATTTACAGTTTCTTCAATAAAGAAAGAACGCGCTACACCGCTTCCTGATGAAGAAGGCTCTTTTTTGTTTTTATCAAACGAACCTGCGTAGGTCTCTACAAGTTGTATACTTAGAGTTTGTGGTTCATTATTACTTTTAAACACTTTGAAAATATTTAAAAGTGTGGAATCGTTATAATACGAATCAGCAAAGTAGTACGTCTGTGTTCTTTCAATGGCCTCAGAAACACTGTCTCTAGCAGCTGTCGCAGCTGCAGAAAGAGCTACATTTAAGCGAGACTCAGGCACCGAATAAAAACTGTCCGTACCTGTTAGACTTTGTAGTGAAAGTACTGATGTAAAGTCTGTATCTGGCCCTATACTTGAATTATCAGTAAAAACAGCATAATAGCCTTCAAAATTTTGATTGATTGTAGTTTGACTGTCGTTTAAAACAATAACACCGGCTCTAACCGTGCTGCTTTCTGTAGCTGAGTTATATGCAAAACACGCTGTATCTCCTATATTTACTGTGATTGTTGTATCGGTTTCAAACGTAACATTAACAAAACCCGGGGTACTGAAATCCATGCTAAACACAGAGTCATTATCAATAGCTGCAATATTAAGTAAAGCAGCTGCGCTAAGAGAGTCTGTAGGTATAGATGCTGTAGAAACAGTTGTTATAACCGTGGTTGCTGTCGTAACAGTACAAAATGTACTGTTCCAGGTGAAATTACCCTCTTTTAAAGAAGCATACTCAGCTTCACTAAGTGCAAAATAAGTCGGTTTACCAAGACTGAATACGTTTAAATTTTCAGTAACTGGATAGAACAACCCACTG